TGTCAGACGCGCGTCGCGGGAGGTAAAAACCGAAAGGGACATGACAGCAAACCAAACAAAGAAGTACAACGAGCTGCTCAATCAGTACGAGCAGCGCACAGATCTAACACCAGGACAGTGCCAACTGCTTTACACTTTGGCATGCGTGATTTGTGAAGAGACAGAGTTGCAAGCGTACTGCAACACGAACGGCACATGTTATCAAGTGACCGGAAAAAGCGGCGACGTCTACAGCCGCATGCGCCCAGAGTGGCAACAACTTAAAGAGGCACGCCACCGCAAGCAGATTATCATTACGCGACTAGAAAACTGGATAGGGGAAGGCAAGCCAGCAGCAGACGAGAATGCAGAATTTTTTGGATGATGAAAGAGCAAACCAGTGATTGTTGTGGAGCGCCTAAGTATGGTGATTGGGATATATGCGCAGTTTGTTTAGAGCACTGCGATTTCACATCTGATGAGTAAATATTGGTTTGATGAAGCGGCGGCGGGGAAAGCAGTGGACTTCATCGAGAAGTTCTGCACGCACGTCAAGGGCGAGCTGGGTGGCAAGCCTTTTGTTTTGGAAGACTGGCAAAAGGACGACATCATACGACCGCTATTTGGGTGGAAAGATGCCGACGGACTACGGCGCTACCGGACGTGCTATGTTGAGATACCTCGTAAAAACGGCAAGTCTAATCTGTCTGCTGCTATTGCTCTCTATATGTTGTTCGCTGATGGCGAACCTGGCGCAGAAATTATTTCCGCTGCTGGAGATCGTGGCCAAGCGAATATTGTCTTTGATATAGCGCGCGACATGATTGGCAACAATCGGCACTTGACGCAACGGGCGCGAGTGCTGCGCAACGTCATCAAATACAAGTCGTCGTGGTACAAGTCGATTAGCGCCGAGGCATACACCAAGCACGGGTTGAACTGTCATGCCGTGATTTTTGATGAGCTGCACACACAACCGAATCGCGAGTTGTGGGACGTACTGACTACCTCGACGGGCGCGCGTCGTCAACCATTGGTAATGGCACTTACTACAGCTGGCCACGATCGCGCGTCAATATGCTACGAGGTACACGAGTACGCTGAGAAGGTGCGCGACGGCATCATTGACGACCCAACGTTCTTGCCTGTGCTTTACTGCGCAGATGTAGACGACGATTGGACCAAGGAAGAGACGTGGCGCAAGGCCAACCCCGGGTATGGCAGCATTTGCCACAAAAGCTACTTTGACCAAGCAGTACAAAACGCAAAGGCCAACCCATCTATGGTCAACAGCTTTTTGCGCTTGCACCTTAACATTTGGACGTCAGCAGAAACCGCCTGGATACCAGACGACATTTGGATGAAGGGCAACAAACCTATTCCGTATGACTTGTTACCTACTTTGCCATGCTACGGCGGCCTTGACCTTGCATCTACTCAAGACCTCACAGCATTCTCGCTGTTGTTCCGTGACGATAGCAATGACTGTTTTTATCTTGTTGTGCATCAATTTGTCAATTCAGAAAAGGCGCACACCAAGAAACTAAGCGCAGGTGTTGATTACATAGCCTACGAGCGCGAAGGCGACATTACGATAACGCCAGGCAACGTGACCGACTATCGCATTGTCAAGGAATACATCGCTGATCAGTGCGCCAAATACGACGTTAGGTCAATTGGCTACGACCCGAGGTTTAGCACGTACATCGTGAGCGAGCTAGAGGCTGACAACATTGCCATGGCACCAATGGCGCAAAACATTACGACCATGAACGGACCTACAAAAGAGTTTGAAATGGCGGCAATGCGCGGTCAAATCATCCACGGCGGCAACCGTTGTTTACGTTGGCAGATGGGCTGCGCAGTTGTGTACACCGACGTCAACGAGAACAAGCGTGTAACCAAGGAACGCCAGGAGAACAAAAAGGTCGACGGCGTGATTGCAAGTATCATAGCCATGAACGAATATTGCCACACGCTAGGCGAGGAGGATATTATGCTTGAGATTTTTGATTTGTAAGAAATACTCCGTATATTATAGGATAACCCGCAACGTATGGCCACACTAACCGAACGCCTTAGCGCCTTGTTCCGTTACCGAGTAGGTAAGTACAACAGTCAGACATTGGAGGCCGAAATGGGCATCAACCCTATCGTGCGCAGCGGAGTCAATGTTACCGAACAAAGCGCACTGGCCATCAGCACTGTCTACGCGTGCATCAACAAGATTGCAAGCACGATTAGCAGCCTTGACCTCGAAATTTACGTGCGTGATGGGCGCAACATTGAGGTGGCCAACCAACACCCATCTTACGACCTGATCACGTCAGCGCCTAACGAGCACCAAAACGCGTTTGATTTTTGGGAAAACGTCATGGCTAGCGCACTCATGTACGGATGCGGTTACGCCATTATTGAGCGAAACGCACGAGGTTATGCAGAGCGCCTGGTGCCAGTGAGCTACTACGACGTTGACGTGAAAGAAGTGGAGGGAGAACGCGTATTTGTCATCCGCGATTACGGCGCAGTGACTCAGGACAACATGCTAGAAATTAGCTGCATGAACAAAATGAGTCCAATTCGCTTGCATCGCGAAAACATGGGACTGGCCAAGGCAGCGCAAGATTTTGGCAGCGAGTATTTTGGGCAAAAAGGGCAAATGACAGGCGTTTTGGCGTCAGATCAGCCCTTGCGCAAGGAACAAATGGACGTTATTCAGAACAGCTGGAACCAGAGCGCAATGAACGCGGGGACCAAGCTGCTGCCGTTTGGATTTAAGTACCAACGCATCACAATCACGCCCGATGAAGCGCAGTTTATTGAGACGCGCAAGTTTCAAGCGGAGGAAATTTGCCGCATATACAGCGTACCGACGTCGCTGGTTCAACTTCCGAGCCAAACGACGTTTAACAACGTAGAGCAGCAGAATTTGCAGTTTGCACGTCACACAATTGCACCGTGGGCCAAGCGCATCGAGCAAGAAATCGACCGCAAGTTGATTCAGAGCTTTGAGCGCCCAGACGTGTACAGCAAGTTTAACATGAACGACTTGTATCGCGGTGACTTGGCTGCACGCACCAACTTTTACCAGCAGATGTTGCAAAGCGGTGTTATGAGCATTAACGAGGTGCGCGGCAAAGAGCAAATGAACCCCGTAGACGGCGGTGACCAACATACAATTCAGATTAACCAAATCGCATTGGACCGCTTAGGCGAGTACAGCGAGAAAGTATCAACCGATGGAGGACAACAACCAGCATAAAGACGCCGAGAAGCGAACGAAGGGCACTATTGAGGTGCGCGACGCTGACGGCGACGAAATGACGCTAGAAGGCTACGCAGCTGTATTTAACAGCGAAACAGACCTTGGCGCATTCCGCGAGGTCATCCGTCCAGGCGCATTTGATGACGTCATGGACAACGACGTACGCGCACTGATTAATCACGACCCGAACTTGATTTTGGGACGTACAGGCAACGGAACGCTTGAGCTGTCAACAGACGAGCGTGGATTGAAATACAAAGTAAAGCTGGGGGACCAGCAATACGCACGGGACTTCTACGAAAGCGTTAAGCGCGGTGACATCTCACAGTCGTCGTTTGCTTTTACCATTGACAAGCAGTCATGGAACGAAGAGCGCACGGTGCGCAGCGTAGACAAGGTGCGGCAACTGTTGGATGTGTCACCTGTGACGTACCCAGCATACGCAGCCGCCACGGTGCAAGCGCGTGACCAACAGCTTGAAATTGACGAAGTGATCGCGGATGCGGTCGCCGATACAGATACAGAGAATAACGAACCTCAAATTCCACAACAAATGAATCTCAATGAGATGAAGGCGACTCGTGCCAAGCACGCTGATCGCTTTGAAGAGTTGGTGAATGTCGCAGAAACTGAAAACCGCGATTGGACCAACAACGAACAAGAAGAAGCTGACCTTTGCAAACGCGAGGTTGAGCGTCTCGACGGCAAGATTGCACGTCGTCAGGCCCACGAAGACATGATTGCACGCCAAGCACAAATGGGCGGCAGTGCAGTGTCTGAAGCCAAAGAAATTAACCGCGTAAACAAGTCTTTCAGCTTGAGCCGTGCCGTGAATGCCGTTGCACTGGGCAAAGCATTGGAAGGTGCAGAAGCTGAATGGGCACAGGAAGCTGGACGCGAAATGCAGTCACGCGGCTTGAACATGTCAGGTCAAATTGGTATTCCTGGTTCAGCTTTGTTCCGTGCTGGCGCTGCTGACGATTTCCAGGCTGGTTCAGGTGACGGCTCAGGCTTTGTGGCTACCGCTGTCCCAGGTGCAATTGACGCCCTGCGTACACCTACCATGGCAGAACGCATCGGTGTGACAACCATCAACAACGCAACCGCAAACTTGCAGTTCCCACGCGTAAGCGCCAAGGCAGCAGGTACAGAAGAAACAGAAGTTTCTGCTGATGCGGATTCTGGCTTGGAAATGGATGATGTGACACTGACGCCTACGCGCGTTGCTGCTAAGACTTTGTGGTCAAAGCAGTTGATGTTGCAAGGTGGCGCAGCTGTTGATGCTCTCATCTCTCGCGAGTTGTCAGCAGGTATCAACGAAACCATTGACAAGGCAGTGTTCGCTGCTGCTGTCGCTGGTGCTGGCGATACAAATGCTGTTGCAGGTGCACTGACTTACGCAGACATTACTGACGCTGAAAAGGCTGTCTTGGCTGCTGGTGGCGACCTTGCACGCTGCGCATGGATTGGCTCACCTTCAGCAATGTCTATTGTTAAAGGTGAAGCAGCAGTTTCTTCAATTCGCGCCGTGGTCGAGAACAACCAACTTGACGGCTTTACAACGTACTTCACGCCTAACCTCGCTGACACAGCAGGTGCTCCAACCGTTGGCACGCTGTTGTTTGGTGATTACGCTGCTGGTATGTTGCTCGCGTTCTTTGGTGGTATCGACTTGTTGGTCGACCCATACAGCAACGCAGGTACAGCGCAAATTGCTCTGCACGTAAACAAGTTCTACGACACAGCTGTGCGCCAAGCAGGTGCATTGGCAGTGGTCAATGACTTTAGCTGATAACAACTAAACTTGGAAGCCTGGCAATTGGCTGGGCTTCCTTTTTTTTTCCTTGCCATGATCATTATTAAACCATCATACACATCTGGAACTGACGTCGTATCACTTGCTGATATGAAGCTTTTTTTGCGCGTTGATGGGTCCGACGAGGACGACACGATCACGGCATTGCTTGACGCAGCTGTAGCGCACATTAGCGACTACACGAATCGTCACTTTACTGCTGACAGCACAACAAAATTCTACCTTGGACGTTGGCGCAATGCGTCCCTTGCGTTTGGTCCAGTGACGCGCGTTGTATCTGTTAAATACGATGACACGTCAGGCACACAACAGACCTTGGACCCGTCGAAGTGGTACACAGAAAAGTTGACTGACAACACAACGCGCATCAGCTTTCACGACACGCCAGACTTGGAGCAATACAACGCAAGTCCTGTGGAGATTGAATGCAATTGTGGCGCAGCTGAATCACCACAAATTCAGGTAGCCACCAAGTTACTTGTTGCGCACTGGTTTGAGAATCGTCGCGCAGTAATCACAGGCGCATCTGCTAACACCGTACCGCTCAGTGTTCACAGCTTGCTTAACAGCGAGCGCATTATCGACATGCGGCAATGAACATCGGCTTTTTAGATCGTCGCATTACCATTGAAGCGCCAAGCGCGTCACCTACGTTAAACGCGTATGGCGAGGCAGCTCAGGCTGACGCGTGGGAGACATTTGTAACTGTGTGGGCAGCCATGGACAACAAGGCGGCACGCAGTAGCATTATCGCAGATCAGGAAACCGCAATTAATCGCGTTACCTGGCGCGTGCGTTCGTCAAGCTATACTCGTCAGGTCTCAGCAAAGTACCGCGTGAAGCACGGCAACGATTACTACAACATACTTGCAGTGCAGGAGGTAGGGCGCAAAGACATGATTCACCTTGTTACAGAACGCGTAATTTCTGAGTGATGGCGACTGTAAAGGTAGAAGGCATGGAAAAAGTGCTAAAAAGGCTTGACAGGCTGGCACAATGGAGCGAGAAGGATTACAACAACCTGCTTGCCATTAACGAGCGCGTTGGCGATGTGTACACCGCATCCGCGAAGGCAAACGTAAAAGACTTTGCACGCGACATTTTGGTGCAACGCAAAGA